CAGCTTCTCAGAAGGAACTACGAGAGCCCGTCCTTGCTCCAGCGCTTGGAAACGGCTGACAATGTCAGAATCGGACGACTTAAATTGAGAAAGATGAGCAGGGAGGAGACCCACACTCCTGATGTGTTTCTTAATCAACGCCACAAACTTGTGAAGCTTCAAACAATATTTACGAGGGGAGTGGAAGCCGGCGATCGCAGTCACAGGTGCCCACAAGGACGCAATCCGAAGAATCAGATCGCGTTCGAACAGGACCTTGTGACCGCGAATGGTAGCATTACGAGCGTCAACTCGAGACATAGAAGGAGCCTCTGCGAAAACATACGCAGGAACATCCTCCTTTGCCATCTCAAGACACTCGGCCACCGAATCGCCAGCCACTCCACACACCCTCCACATGTTTGTCAGCTTCCGTGCCCAATCACCCTTGCCAGTCAACACGGCCAGAGTGATCGCACGTTTCCATGTTTGCGTTGCTTTTCGGAAACCAAAATCAGGAGTAGGACCAGGGAATCCTCCCCCTCCAAGCTCACGGGGAAGGGTAGGCGGAATACCAAGATCTCTCAAGAGTCTAAACTCGGGCCTCAACGCTTTAGAAAGGAGGTACACCGTTTTACGAACACGATCCGACGACCACGCCGGAATCGCGGAAGAAATTGCCGGACCACTGACAGCCCAAGTTGGAAGCTCACTATTAAGAGCAGAATGCATGCCAGAGAAATGACTTGGATAAACCAAGGATTTCAATGGCATCGCATCTACCATATGGTGAGCCTTCAAAGAGGTCAGGGTCTGGCCAATCCTTCCAGCGATCGTATTCAACGGTGCACGCTCCTGCACCAAATCAAGGACACATGCTTGCTCAGTGAACATGAGCAAACGATCCGATTCAAGGTGCTTCCCAGCGGACAGCCCAGAGCCAACTCTAGTGATCAAGTTCTGGTAGTGCCATTGGGCCAATTTAGGCATAATGGATACCAAATCATCGCCACAGATTGCAAGGCGGAAGTAGTCTTCGACTCCCTTCCGGTCCCCAATCGCCAGGCGACAAGACGTCTCAGCAGCCCAAAGGTTAACAAGAGAGAGAATGAACCAAGACAGAGGCAAGCCCATAAGGCAGCCTCGCTTGGAAACAAACTCCTTCAAGAAACCTTCGCGTTGAACGACGTCAGGGTATTCCATTACCATTGGCCCCAGCACCC